CCAAGACTTGCGAGTCCTTCTGTACTGATACGTATAGCACCTTGTGATTTAGTACGTAAGGCAGGTGCTCTCTCAATAACAAGAACATCTTCTATTCCCGACGATTTGAGAGCCAAGGCAAGGGCAAGTCCAGACAATCCGCCGCCAGCAATTAAAACAGATGTTTGGGGTTCTATCTGTATACTTGATGTTATTACATCATTAAGACAACTTTGCGATATAAGTTGATAAATATAGTTAAATAATTCAAAACGATAGAACAGATAAATGTTTAGGGGGAATAAAAATTTTAGAATGTTCATTATGTAATGTAAGTTTGATTCTTTTTATATTTTATTTTCATTGGATTTACCCAAAGCCTGTTTCAACCCTTTTATACGTGAAAAAGCCTGGATCTGATTCGCCAAAGTAACACGCTCATTCTCATATGCTTTCACCGATTTAGCAGGATTCTTAAGATCTCCCTTTTTCAATACAGTGGCAAGTGCTACAACATCAGCAAAAGCCGAATTTGCACCTTGACCAGGAGCAGGATGCATTGCATGGGCAGCATCACCCATAAGCACAATCCGGCGTCTTGGACTAGACCACCGTTTTAGTGGCTTTCTATCCAAGATTCGACGCTCGAATATATTATTATCAGTCGCCATCACAAGCGCAATTAGTTCTCCGAAATCAGCAGAAGGTGTGTCTTGAGAGGCTTGATCAATTATGTCCAGAATACGTTGTTTTACACCTACGAGCCCAGCCCCCCCTCTACCTGTTGAATCAACTGCCTTTGCGATCTTCTCATCAGTTATACGCAATTGCCAAAAAGTTCTATTTCTACCAATATCAACGTTTAGTACAGAACTTCGGGCACCAGATAAAACGTATGAAATAGCAACCGTTGTTCTTTCTGGGACACGATGGACACTGGGGACAGATTCTCGTGAAATTATAGCATTCCAATTAGTTTGCGAAAAAGAACGTGGTCTATCTAACCATGGAGCCTTAATATGACGACGAACTGTGGAAAATGCACCATCACCTCCAACTAATAAGGATGTAGTTATGATGGAATCGTCATACAATTTCACCTCAACCCTATCCGCTTTCTCCTTGTAACTCTTTATACCAGAACCGCATCTAAGCCAAGACTCATCATTTGAAACCTCGCGAATAGCATTTGCAAGTGTATTCTGTATGTCTGCCCACGCGACAAGAACGCCAATACCTTGATTGAGATCGTCTCCGCGAATAGACGTAACAGTCCCGTCAGACAACGCTTCCTTCACGATTGACTTTTCAAAGTGAGCGCCTACTGAACGTAGTGTTTCGGGAAGTGATGGATAAATTTTACCGAGATTATTAAGTCCTTCTTTACTGAGACGTATTGCACCCTGAGACTTTGTCCGTAAAGCAGGTGCTTTCTCAATAACAAGAATGTCTTCTATTCCTGACGATTTGAGAGCCAAGGCAAGGGCTAGTCCTGACAGTCCACCACCAGCAATTACAATCGATTTTTGGGGAGGTGCTTGTAGACTTGATGTTGTTGCATTATTAAGACAATTTCTTAGAATATTCATTATGTAATGTAAGTTCGATTCTTTTTATATTTTTTTTGATATGGATTTACCTAAAGAACTTATATTAGAAATAAGTGAATATGCGAATCTACATTGCTATATATGTGGAAAAAAGCTATGTCCATGGACAATGATTGGATATTCCGGAATTTATTTATGTATGAATGAATGTTATGTTTAGGCGACCCTTTCTATATTAATAATGGTTATATGGTCGATATCATCTTTGTAGTCTCTAACAATTTGATTTCTATTAAATTCTTCAATTGTAGAAGGAAAAATACAATGACTTGTATTATGAATACACATCTTTCTAAATCCATGTGGACAACTTTCGGATAAAGAAAAAAGGGGATCATTAGTACATTTTTTCGATTCCATTAATCTTGAAACTACTCTTGAACGTAGAGTATGTGGGTAGTAAGGGCTATTTGTATCCGCTAAATCATCACTTTCTTGTATATATGTATGTACATATTGAACTCTATATATTGGATACTCTGGTTTAATATAGTCATTAATCAAAGATTTGATTACAAAATTTAAATCTTGTTCCTGAGACATATTATTTATTATTAGATTTACTTACGCCATTTACGACCACATCCAAGACAAGTAATAAAGATCGTTTCTGATTCATCACTTGATCTTGTTTGCATTGTATAATAAGTTGTTTTGTTACCCCCACACTTAGCACATTTAAACTGCTCTGTAGCAATACTACTATCTATTTCAGATACTGCTGCATCACGCTTCTTTTTCTCTTGTATAATCTTTTCCCATCTTTCTGGGAACAAATCACAAGGGGATCCAAATGCAACTTCATGTGGTTTAAACTCTTCATCTTTTAGACGAGTAATCAGCGATTTATTCCCAACATAAGAATTTGGAATTAGATTTGCGCAAACTTGTTTTAGTTTATTTTTATATGTATTTGTAAAATGAGGACAATCCCACATACAAGGTTGATGACGAGATAAAGAACGCCAAATTGTATAATTATATATACCCCGCTCTAAATTAACAGTTATACTATTATCATTGATAATCTCCGCTAATATGTTTCTAGAATTAATTCTTAGATTTTCTCCTCCAGTCATACTATTCTTATATCTTAATATACTTACAGTCGATTTACATATCATTTTTTTCATTCGTTCATTAGTATGTTATTATTATGTTTTGTACATGACATATGAGACTACAATTAAAGAAGTTTGATATGTCTTCTATTGCCGCCGATAAAGTAGTTGTTATGATAGGTAAAAGAGATACAGGAAAATCATTTCTATGTAAAGACCTTTTATGGCATCACCAAAAAATTCCTGTTGGTACAGTTATATCTGCGACTGAAGCAGCAAATTGTTTTTATGGAAATATGGTTCCACCAATATTTATTCATAACGAATATAGTGAAGATATTATACAAAGAATCTTAATGCGCCAAGAAAAATTATTACACAAAAAAAAACAAATTGGTGGACATAATATTAATCCAAGTGCTTTTCTTATACTTGACGATTGTTTGTATGATAATTCGTGGACAAAATCGAAACATGTTCGCTCCTTATTTATGAATGGACGGCATTTCAAAATGTTTTTTATCATTACAATGCAATATGCTCTTGGTATACCTCCAAATCTAAGAACAAATATCGATTATGTATTTATTTTGAGAGAAAATATCGTACAAAATCGCAAACGTCTTTATGATTGTTATGCAGGAATGTTTCCCTGTTTTGAAGTATTTTGTGCCGTTATGGACCAATGTACGGAAAATTATGAATGTATTGTTATTAACAATAATGCTAAAAGTAATCGCATTGAGGACCAAGTTTTTTGGTATAAAGCTTCCAGTCACCCTCCTTTTAGATTAGGTAGTGATAGAATTTGGAAGTATAATAATAAAAACTATACTGGACCTAGAGCTCCAAACTCAGAACATGATAGAGAGTGGGACCCTGCTGCTTTTAAAGCAAAGACAAATAAACCAACGGTATGTGTCCAAAAGTATAATACCTTATAAATTTCAAATTTAAGTAAATGATGAGTAATACAAAATTATATAAGTTTATGAATATAAATTATTTATAATGAGATTCTTACAGTTTCTATTCTTTCTAGTAAATTTTAAAGCAGAATTTATAATAGGAGGTCACGACTTGATTTATCATCCTACCCATGAACCTACTCATGAACCAACATTAATACCTAGCTATACACCAACCAGTTCTCAATCACCAACTTGTCAAGGATTGTTCGAAAATGGACCAACATGTTCTCCGTCATTATCACCCGTATATACACCAACAGATTCTCCTACTACATATCATCCAAGTCTAAAACCAACATATATTCCTTCATCTAGACCTGTACCAAAACCAACATATGGACCAACAGATAACCCTACATACAGACCCACTTATACTCCAACTCAAAAACCAACATATGGACCAACAGATAACCCTACATACAGACCCACTTATACTCCAACTCAAAAACCGACAAAAGAACCATCCATTAAACCCAGTTATCGTCCAACATATAGACCCACCATAACATATGCTCCAAGAACTAAGTAAATTCGCTAAATAGAATTATCAAAGACCATATTATGGAATTTGTTGAAAATGAAAGACCTGATACGTTATCTTTTTATTGGAAGGATAAACTTTGGTATAGAGGTAAAAATCAAAAACAACGTGCTATATCTGAAAGGCAACATCTATATCAAACAAAAGGTGTCGTTATTTCAAAAAATGAAACAAATTCTAATTCACAAACAAGTACCGTATTTGAAAATCCATCTAAATTATATGACTATATCAAAACAACCCCTGAAAAAATAAGATGCTTTTATGAAATAATAGAAAATGATAGTAAATTATACTTTGATATAGAATATGAAAACTATTCTCTTAGTTTGACAGATGTTTTACAACATCTATATAATATTTTAAAGGTACTATATAATATTTATCCCAAAAAACGCATTATACTTTCGGCACATAGATTTAATAAAAAATCTTGGCATATTATTTTCCCAGAATATTCGATTAGTCATGAAGAACGTAAAAAACTTAGTAAATACTTAAAAATTTATGCACAACCATATGTAGACTGGAGAGTTTATAACAAAAATCAGCCTTTTCGGTTATGTGGATGTTATAAACCCAACGATTTTTGTTCCAAACTTCACCTGATTGATGATAATGAAGATACAATATTTGATTATGATTCAAATACTTTTGTATATACAATGGTTACTCAAATACTCCCCAACTCAATATCTTTAAAATCAAAATATAATGAATATTAATATGAACATATTCAGATTTACCTTACCATTTATAACGTGTATTTTAATCATATTTTGGTACTCAAGATTTCGTTGTATAAATCCGAAATTTGTTGATCCTTTAGAAACACCTATTATAAGTATAATTGATGGCTGGTCTCTAACACATCTATTCTTTTTTATGTTTATTGGTTATACTTTCCCCTATTTATTTGTTCTCGCCCTTATCTATGGTATTATTTGGGAAATATTTGAAGCTTACTCTGGTAAATATAAACCAAACTTTATACATGGTTTTGGTAATTGTCGAAGAAAATCGGAGATTATATCTGATTCAGACAAATGGTGGTATGGTAAATGGTCTGATATTTTTATGAATTCTTTAGGATATTTAATTGGTCAATATATTAAAGTTGGTAAAATAATTATATTTTAAAAAAATAATGTCTGAAGAAGGAACAATTGATAGCATTGACTTTACAGATCAAGGAGTTGGAGAGTCTAAAGAAGATATATTTGAGACATTATCCAGTGAAGACAGTGAAGACAGTGAAGATAGTGAAGACAGTGACTATTTTGAAATGGATAATAAGAAATTATTACATCTATCCACAAAAATTGATGCAGGTGTGGCAGGTTATTTATATGATTGGATTACTGATAATGGGGGTACAATCGGAGGTTCTGCTGCTCTTGCCATGGAACTTACAAGACAAAATAAAGGAACATATATCGGTTGGAAACCAAATGATATAGACATTTATTTTAAACTGGATCATGATATATATCATGATCCACGTCGCTGGAATGATATACAATTTAGCAAAAAAGTACATAAAATGATAAACGATAGTTTCAATTCCCATTTTGGTCACAAAAATCTGAATGCTTATTATCAACAGAAAAAGATTACCTTCCAAGATTCAATACACGAATCATACGGTAACACTACAAGATTTGTAAACACGCCACCAGTAGAAGACACAATTAATATGGAAATTAGTGTATCAACTTTTAGCGGGAACAGCACATCGCGCATGAACGATACATTAATCGAAGTAATCGAAGATATTAATGTTGATAACCCACATAAGCTACCCGGCGATTTATATACTATCGGCACAGCGTACACCGAAGGAGACAGTAGACTGAATCATTTCCCACAATTAACACTAAAAAAAGGGAGTATTGTTGACGCAAGTTTGTCACTTCGGAATCATTCAAACCTCTTTGTGAATAGTAACCATAGAATCGATGTAAAAATTAGAAGAAGATTAGGAGTGCCATTAAATGGTCCAATAACTAGTGATAGAGAGGGTGTCAGCGCTGAGCTAGCGGAAAACTACATAAGAGAAATGGAGAATATCGCACTTTTGCGAGAAGAAGCGAATGAAGTGGCGAAGCTTGCTGCAAAAAAAACTAATACTATCTTACCAGAGCGTGACGATTCTAAACCACAAGGCGGTTTCGGTTATACGGCTGTACAAGTCGGAATTCATAATTCAGTATTTGGTCTTGTTCCAAATAGTCATCTTAAATTAATTAAAAGAGATAGACTACCAAATATTCAATTAATTTTTTTATACGGAAGTCTGTCAATACCTACATATATCGATCATTATTACGATTTCAGTATTTGTAAAGTATACATAGATACAGAAAAACGAAATAAAGATGAAAACATCGATGCACCAATTGACAGATTACATCCTGATGTAGTTTGTTCACACTGTCTTGATACACCACAAAATTATAGATATAGTACATTAGCTGGAGTTATTAGTACTGTTACACGTCGATTTATTAAATATATGAGGCGAGGATTTATTCCACTACAAATAAGAGATAGAATTATTAAACTAAAAAATTCAAATGTTCTTAAAGGTTGGACACAAAAGATTGGTGTATATAATATTATCACTCCAATTTATACCGGTTTTACAGAATTTTTAGAAGATTTAGAATTTTATTTTCTTCAAAAAATAGTTGATATTGAAAATAGTAAACAACCACTAAAAAATAAACTGTTCAGTTATAGAGTAGGACGACATTTGGATCTTGTTACCTACAAAAACATGAACGTTGCCGCCCCTATCGCTCTTTCGCCTTCTTTTTTCGACGGATTTTTTAGAGGTATTGAAAGAATGCTTACAAGAAATAATCTGTATTCAGAAGATTTTTCAAATGTAAGACCAAGACTTGAAGATGATATGAAAAAGGCATTAAAAGATTATTATGGTAGACTTGAAAATATTTTCAAACTCTACAATAAACTTTCAAGAGATGATGACTTAAGTGGTATTCTTATAGATATGAGACATGATCGAAGTAGCCCAATAGATGGCATACAATCTTACACACGCAATTATACACTTAGAGATGACCAAGGCGGGGACACCATGGAAGAAGCTATAGATACCTTTTTAAGCAATCATGGAATTGGCGATCAAGAACGCGAGGACGCGAACTTATATGGGAGCTATCGGAATAGATATGCCTATGTAATGATTAATCTAACTTCGAGAAAAACAGAAGAAGATATGAAAGAAATAAAAAATTTAGAAGAAAGACTTAATTCAAGAAAGGTGGGTAGAATACAAAATATTTTAGATAATTCATTTGATGAGTCATATCAGGGTGAAGATGTAAAAAGAATTCAAGGAATAGATCATATACACGATAATATTAGTCAACATTTTGGTGGTGGTAAACGGAAAAAACACAAACTATTAAAATATGTGTATTCTAACTAAGGCTTAAGAACTATAACAATTTAATTAACAATAATGGTTGCGAAAGTTAAAGAAAATCTACATAAATTTATAATATCAAGTCGAATATCAGGATTACCATACATTGGAGTAATTTTCCTACCTTTGTGTATAACATATTGGTCTATATTAGACTTTTCTGATGTAGTTTACATGTGTTTATCAATAGTTGGATATATGTATGGAATGTTAATAAACAATTACTATGACTACGAAATTGACGCAAAATATAGACCTGAGAAGATTGGCTTTTCAAAAGAGGAGCTTAAAAATATATCAAAGACGTTTGGAAGTTTATATATAGCAATGAATTGCTATTTGGCTGTAATAAGTTCTTCTATATACTACTTATTGGGTGGAATAACAATCCTTTGTACAGTTAGTATTTATACTCCATTTTTGAAACCAAAACCGTTAATAAAGAATTTATCAACTGTTTTGTACATGTGTTTTGTTCCTATACACATTTTCATAGAACATCAACTTGATAAAGTATCTGAAGATAAAAATGGGAATTTTATAAAGGCTCTAACGGTATCATTGCCTTTCTCGTTTTTGGTATTAATCAGAGAAATATTATTAGATATAGCCGATATAAATGAAGATCTTGCGGCAAATATTGTTACATTACCAATTTTGCTTGAAAAAACAGAGACTCAGATCATTTTGAAGAGATGTATAACTGTATTTTGGGTAACTGGTTTATATTTTAGGGTTGTATCGGAACAAATGTTCCCATGCCAAGTAGGATTAATCAGTGCAATCAGTGCATATGGTTTGCATCGCGTTGACTGTATATGTGAAGAAAGAGAATTTATGATGGGAATATTATGGTTCTATTGGCTATGGAATTTTATACTTTATATTGATAACATAACAATTATACATGCATTAATTGGTTTATGTGGTATAGGAGTTATAATTTTTACGAAGAATCCTTCAATAAATCAGCTAAATCCTAACATATGGAAGGTTTTTTGTAGAAAATTGGTACATATGTGTATTGGATGTTTGGCATTATCAATAAATCCTATGACAGTAGCTTATATTGTTGTTGGTGTCAAGACGACATTACGAATATTATTGCCTCGTCTATCTTTAGGCATAGAGAAAAAAGCGGGAACAAGTTTAATCAGTGACATTGGTGTAAAATGCTGGCTATTCTTCCTTTTAATATGGTCGATTGTGAATGTAAATGGGAAAGAAGAGTCTACGAATTGGGAAGTTTATAATACAGCACTACCATTTTTCATATCCGATCCAGCTGGTGCATTAGTGGGAAGAACGACAATTGTGGGTGATAAATTACTTTTATGGAAAAGTAAATCTGTGCAAGGGAGTCTGATGGTAGTAATCACGGCATATTGCCTAAATAAATCGGCAATATTATCTATTGGAATTGGATTAGCAGAATTATTCGGAGGGGATTATGACAATGCTTTAATTGGAAGTTTGTTATTAGCTAATAGATTTAAACAAAATGTTTTGTTATTGTAATAGTTAAATCTTTTCATGAGAATCTTTAATATAATTAGGTTATTCATAACCATACGGTGTTTATCAGTTAAAAGAGACGTATTATCTGCAAAAATTGTCTTAAATAGAGAGATTAGTAAGAGAGTCGCTCGCCCAATCATATTAGATATACAAAAAAATAGATGTTTAATGTGTAATCAGAAATTTGGGAGAATGGTTCCTCATGATATGCATCATGTTGATCATAATAAGCATAATAACACTTTATATAATTTTGCAGCTCTATGTTCTAATTGCCACGGTGCTCACCATCGATACGATGTAAAATTTCCACATAAAAAACATAAACTAATGTATTTTGATAAGAAATAAAAAATGATATATATGTTACGCTTAGTTCATTAAAGATATAACAAAGTAATAATATGGCATCACAAAAGATATGGAATTCTGATTTTGTAGATGCTTTAAATGAGCTTGAAACAATATCAAAAAATAAAGGCGAACCGTTTCGGGCTAGAGCTTACAAAACAGCCTCAGATACGATTCTAGCTATGCCTGAAGAAATATATGATGTAAATCAGCTAAAAGATGAAAAAGGTATTGGAAAAACGATATTTGAGAAACTAAAAAGTTTGGTTGAAACTGGTAAAATTAATGCTATTGAAAGAGAAAAATCAAATGTTTTACATCAATTATGTAAAATATATGGTGTTGGACCAAAAAAGGCGCTCGACTTATCTAATAAAGTCTCATCAATTGAAGAATTAAGGTCAAAACAAGAGCTGTTGAATGATAAACAGAAAATTGGTCTCTTCTATTTTGAAGATATTCAAAAAAGAATACCGAGAGCTGAGATTGAAGAATTTGACGCTAAAATCCAAGATATTATCAAAGATTTAAAAACGCAAGATAGTTCGGTTAATGCCGAAATCGTTGGATCCTTCCGCAGAGGATCATTATCATCTGGCGATATTGACATTATATTTACAAGTGATGATCCGAAGAGTTTTAGCTTATTTCTTGAAAAAGTATCTGATGCGAATATGATTCTTGCATATTTGAGTAAAGGTTCTAAGAAAAGTTTAACAATCGGAACGCTTGGTAAGGATGATAGTATTGCAAGAAGAATTGATTTCTTGTATTCTCCTCCAAATGAATATCCATTTGCGATTCTATACTTTACTGGTTCTATGGCTTTTAATGTTGTAATGCGCGGACATTCTTTAATAATGGGATATTCTTTGAATGAACACGGATTTACGCCACAACCAATTAATGAAAGCTTCAAAACAGAAGAGGACATTTTTGAATTTCTTGGACAAGAATACAAAAGTCCTAGCCAAAGAAGTAGCGGAGCGGCCGTTGTGTTAAAGGAAAAAAATGATGTGGTTACTATGAATGGAGGAGCAAAAGATAATAAACCTGAAATCGCTTTAAAAAAGAAAATGCGCAATACAAAAAAGATGAAATACGATGGTTCTCAGTTTGATGAAAACTATAAGAACATGGACCTTGGAGATATTGTTAAGCTAATCCGAAGAGCAAGCGATGCATATTACAACTCCAGTCCCATAATGACTGATGCAGAGTTTGATACTTTAAGAGATCATGTTGAATCAGTTGCACCAGATCATCCTGTATTGAAGGAGATTGGAGCACCAGTTGTGTCGCGCCACAAAGTTACGTTACCTTATTTCATGCCGTCTATGGACAAAGTGAAGCCAGAATCTCTTGATAAATGGCTGAACAATTACAAAGGACCATATGTAATCAGTGCAAAACTGGATGGCGTAAGTGCAATGTATGTTCAAAAAGGTGATAGCATGAATCTATATACACGTGGAAACGGTTCTGTTGGTCAAGATATAAGTCATTTAATTCAGTATATTGGAAATATACCTTCCAATAATGGTGAAGATATGGTAATTCGTGGAGAATTGATAATTTCTGATTCTGATTTTGAGAAAAACTTTGCGAATGAGAAGGCAAACGCTCGGAATATGGTAAGTGGTTTAGTAAGTAGGAAAAATGGGCTTCAAAAAAATAGGATGAAATATGTACATTTTGTTGCATATGAAGTAATATCACCAGTATTATCTCCATCCGATCAAATGAAATTTGCTGAAAAAAAGGATTTTGAAGTAGTACATCACGAAATAAGTACAGTAATGAGTGTTGAAATGGCAAGCTTTACTCTTATAAAATGGAGAAAAGATGATAAATATTCTATTGATGGTATTATCATCAGTCAGAATGACATATTCAAGAGGGAAAACAGTAATCCTAAACATTCTGTCGCATTCAAAATGGTTTTATCGGACCAATCGAAAGAGTCTGTTGTAACTGGAGTTACGTGGAATACGAGCAAACATGGTTTGAAAAAACCGATTGTTCAAATTGAACCGATTAATATTGGTGGTGTTACCGTTAAAAATATTTCTGGGCAAAATGGGAAATTCATTGAATCGAACATGATCGGTCCAGGTGCTATTATTGAAGTTGTTCGTAGAGGTGACGTTATTCCTTATATTGAAAAGGTTATTAAGCCTGCGAATAAGCCTGCAATGCCTGATGGAGAATATGAGTGGACTGCGACAAATGTTGATATTATTGTCCCTGTAGATGATGAGTCACGAGAACGTTTAGCTTTGGCGTTCTTTAAGGATATTGGTGTAGATGGACTTGGAATTGGAAATATTAAGAAATTTAGTAAAGCTGGGTTCAAAACAATACCCCAGATTTTGAAAATGACTAAAGAAGATATTCTTAATATAGAAGGTTTTAAGGAAAAATCTGCCCAAAAAATCTATTCTGGACTACAAGAATTACAGACTGATAATTTTGGTAAGGTTCCTATTGAAAAATTGATGGGATTATCTGGAACATTTGGTAGAGGAATTGGTAGTAGACGTATAAAAGAAATTTTCAAATTATATCCAGATGTACTTAATAGAAATATTTCTGAAGGCGAAATGATTGAACTTATTCAAACCGTTCCGGGATTTTCTGTTAAAACTGCTACTCAATTTGCAGAAGGTTTAGAAAAATTTAAGAGTTTTGCACAGAATATTGGATTTAATTATATTACTCAAGAAGCTTCTACTACAAATATAGACAAGAAAAATGAAGGTGTCCTTTCGGGCAAATCAATCGTATTTACTGGTGGAAAAGACAAAGAACTTGAATTACTAATTACTGAAAATGGTGGAGAGATTGGTTCATCTGTATCTTCTAAAACTTTTGCAGTTATTACAAAAGATATCAATAATTCATCTACAAAGACGAAAAAGGCAGTATCGCTTGGTGTACCTGTATATTCTATTGAAGTATTCAAAGATATGTATCTGTCGACTTAGAGCTTTGCTCTGTCGTTAAATCCTTCGGAGCCAGAAAATCTTTGATTTGTAAGATCCAAAATATTATATTATTTTAAGTAATGTTGTTAACAATAATTGCTGTAATTGCTCTTATATTTTTTGCAAGTTATTTCGTTAAGATAAAAATTAATAAGCCTCAAAGACAAGGTAAAGGTGGTGGGGTATGGGTTAAATCAGAAGAAGTTCCTCCTCCATCATCTGATCTCGCGTTATACGCTGAAAAAAGATACGAATTTTTCGAATTCGCAGAATTCTTTCTATTATATAAACGCCCGTATGGTCTTGTTGATGATATCGATCTATCACTTGGAGATAAAGGTAGTATAAATGGTTCTTCCAGAGGAGATCAAGGTACTGGAGGTCCAGAGGGATGTAAAGCGATATGTATTAATGATCCTTCGTGTAATGCATGGCAGTTTGAGTCCGCCGATGGACTTTGTAAAAAATTTAATGTAAATGACGAAGGTGAGGTCGAAAGAAATAGTGAAGAAAGTAATGAAATTGGATATATATTCCGTCCAGAAGATTCTTGGGCAGTAGATGATCTATCGGGATTACCACAAGATAAGGAAACTTTTCAAACTGTTGCTAATTTTGTTATTCAACTAAACTGTAAAGATGCTGAACTTAAGAAAAGAGCATCAAATGTTCTTGTTAACTCTAATGTAAAATATTGTTTTGAAAAGGAATTGAGTCAAGATGGTCGCTTACCAGAAGAGTATGTTCTTGCAAAGGAAGGCGCAATGAAAAGTTTAGAAAATAGTCTCCAATTCTTTATTTTCTCAGGTGACAGCGGAGATTTTCCTAATAAGGCTGAATTTTCTCTATTAGCGGCTAAGATATTTTTATCACTTGAAAGTTACTTATTTGAGGATGATAGTTATCGTAAATCTGCGATATTAGATGCTTCAAACGAATTAATATCATTTTATGAAGACTACTATTTACTTAAAACTTATTTTCAAACAAGTCTCGATAGAGATAACAGTGACAGCATAACAAAAGATGAATTAGTAGAAGTATATAGAGAAGCTATTGAAACTGGTCAAAATATAAACTCAGAACTTATTGGTGATGAATTTATAAGTACTGACACGTGTCTGAATACAGATAATATTGTACAATTAGTTGCTTTATTCTTTTCGAAATATGATCTTAATCAAGATGGTCTTGTAAGCTTACAAGAATTATTATCGTCTAAAGAAATTCCTCAACCTAAATTTGTTTTAGAATCATGTGATAAAACTGAAACTGAAACGGAAACTGAATCCGAGTAAACAGATTAGTTACAATTTATATATATTAACTAGTTATGTGGTTACTAATTTTAGCAATTATAGCATTAGTTCTTTTCATGAGTTATTTTATAAAAATAAAAGTTAATTTAGGTGAAGAACAAGAAAATAGGAATGATGTTTCTAAGGAAGGTACTCCTACATCTGTTGCAATTGCAAATTATGAACAAAATAGGGCTGTTTTTATAAGTTTTGCTCAATTTTTTCTAATGTCTAAAAGACCCTACGGTTATAAAAATGGTATAGAAACATTATCTAATACTAAGGGGACTATATCCGGTGGTGTAGACAGAGGAAAAGAGGGAGCTGGTTCATCACAAGGATGTAATACGATTTGTTTAAATGATCCAACATGTAATGCATGGCAATACTCTGAAGGAGAATGTAAAAAGTATACTATATCCGATCCAGGTCATATTAAAATAACAGATTTAAGTGGTACCAGTGGTCAGGGAAGTAATATCGGATACATATTTCGCCCTAATACGGATACATCATGGGCTGTATCAGATCTATCTGGATTAACTACTGAACATGATGCTTTCAAAGCGGTTGCAAATGCTATTCTCAAATTGAATTGTACAGAAAAAGATCTTTTACAAAGAGCTTCAACTGTTGCAGCAAGTGTTAGTGTGAAATATTGTTATGAACCCGAATTAACTAAAGGTAGTGTATCCGACGATTATATAACCGAAAGAGACACAGCACTTAAAAATCTCGAGGATGCGGCTCAATATTTTATTTTCTCCGGAGATAGTGGAGATATTCCAGATAAAACCGAACTTTCATTATTATTTGCAATGATAGTAGATGTTATGAAAGATGATTTATATAAAACGAACAATCATCTTAAAAACGCAATACTAAACGCGGTTGATGAACTTAAAGTTTATAGTGCAGAATTTAATCTGGTTAAAGGTTTCTTTGACAGAGAGTTAGATAAGGATAATAGTAGTACAGTAGACAGACAAGAATTAAGCGATTTATATCGTGAAGTTATTCAAGCTGGGGAATCTTGGTCCGCAGACACGATTGGTGCCGCTTTTTCAATTAATGCTGGAGATTGTGTTAATGAAAGTGGTATTGGTGATATTGTAGATCAATTCTTTGCTTTATATGATTTGAATGGAAATGGTCTTGTTACTTTAGGAGAAATATTGGCTTCCACCGCAATTCCAACACCAAAATATGTAGCACAAGTTTGTTCTGATTCTGGGAGTAATGTAGCAAGAAAACCTATCTCATCTGCTCAAATTATTCAAAAACGTGCCGCTATTGCTGCTTTAAAAACTACAACAGCTGCCTCATCGAGTGGAAGTGGTACTACTACAGCAGCTGCCTCATCGGGTGGAAGTGGTGATACAAAATGTAACATTCACGAGGAACCACAACCTGCTTGGTTACGAAACACCTGTGGCCATATAAATGAAATACCAGGTGATGTAAGAGAGAGATTTGAGAGAAAGGGAGCAGATATTAATGATGGATATTATGGTATGAAAGATGCTTGTCTAAAGAATAGAGAAGTATCAGATGGAAAACAATACGGGTGTGTATGGGATTCGGATGCGTTCGAGCTGGGTAGTGGAGATGAGGGCAGAGATGTTGAAAAAGGGTTGGCTAAATTAAGTGATCCCTACAACCAAGGACCTTGTCAAAGAGGAGATGAATGTCCTCCTATAGAATTGAAGGATTAAATATTCAAAATTGTAAAATGAATATATAATTTTTTTATAAAATCTAATAATAATACGATGTTACTACTTATCATTGCTATAATAACATTAGCATTTATGATAAATTATTTTCTAAAAATAAACTTTGTTACTAATAATAAAATTGACGATAATAAAGATACTACAACAAATGATTCAATATCATACTCTGTAGCAATTGCTAGCTTTGAAGAGAATAGAGATGCGTTTTTAAATTTTGCCTTATTTTTCCTAATGTATAAACGTCCATTCGGATATAAAGATGGTGTTGAAACACAACGCAATACAAGAGGTACTATAACTGGTGGTAATGACAGAGGAAATGAAGGAGCAGGTTCATCCCAAGGGTGTAATGCTATTTGTTCAAACGATCCATCTTGTAATGCATGGCAATACTCTTCGGGTCAATGTAAAAAATATACTATATCTGATCCAAGTCATATTAATATAACAGATTTAAGTGGTAATAGTGGTGAGGGTGATAATATTGGATACCTGTTTCGTCCCAGTGATACATCATGGGCTGTATCAGATCTATCGGGATTGTCATCAAATCACGATGTTTTCAAATCTGTTGCAGATGTTGTTCTCTTATTAGATAGTACAAATGAAGAACTTTTAGAAAGGGCTTCAATTGTTTCTGCAAGTAGTAATGTTAAATACTGTTATGAACAAGAAATAACTCAAGGTGGTATCTCACAAGAATATACTACTTTAAGAGATGATGCACTTAAAAAACTTGAAGATTCATGTAAGTTTTTCATTTTCTCAGGCGATACGGATGATTTTCCAAACAAAACCCCATATTCATTATATTTCTCTCTTATAGTTGATGTTATGAGAGAAGGCTTATTCGAAACAGATAGTCATCTAAAAGAAGAAATATTAAAAGCAGTTGATATTCTCAAAAAATATATGGCAGACTTTAAACTAATTAAAGATTTTTTTAGTAGTGAGTTAGATAAAGATATGAATAGTTCTATTGATCGTGAGGAATTAACAAATTTATATAGAGAGAAAGCTCTAAATGGAAATTCATGGGATGCTAAAGTAATTGGTGAAAATTTTTCAATTGGTGCGGATACATGTATTAATGAAAGTGGTATTACAGAACTTGTAGAAAGTTTCTTTTCTAAGTATGATTTAAATCAGAATGGTCTTGTAACTTTAGAAGAAATATTGTCATCATTATCGATTCCACAACCGAAATATACACCAAAATTAGTGGATAGTAATTTATGTACTACTACTACAACTACAACTGCAGCACCTTATTCACCATGTTTAGAATTCATAGAATTCTCAAATACATCTCCCCAAATTGGTACATTAAAATTTAAATCATTATATGACGGTATTGTAACTGCTCATGTACATGAACCACCTGCACGACCAAATGGTACTGTACCGAAGGGTTGGCAAAGCGTCATTTTATGGGGAGTTACTGGTAATACAATCAAACTTGAAAAAGGAAATATCAAAACACTAGATTTTAAAGTACCAACAAGTGCCTATGATGAAACCGGTGGTGATGATCACATATATTTTAGATTTAAACTAAATCTTCACACACCCGATGGAAAAAAGGAAATATGTTCAGTAATCTGGCCACCAGAATCAATGGCTTTTCTTAAAAAAACTAATTTAGAAGAAATGACGGCACAATGCGCTGTACCTGCAGTAGTAACTACAACAACTGCTGCTCCCACAACTACAACAACCACAACTACAACAACTGCTGCTCCCACAACCACAACTACAACAACCACAACTACAACGGAACCACCAGAAGATACGTGGGGTGGAGATAAATGGCCATATAAATGTTATGGTTGTGATAAGGGTGAGGAATCCGCAATAAGTGATTGTGAAGATGTACCAACCGATCGTTGTAAGGATGGTAGATTTGTAGTTAGTAAAAATAATACATTGCTTCCTACTCCTAAATCATATGGTAGAGACGGAGATGGAAATTACATAAAATTCCCGAGAAACGATGTTACACTTTGTGGTTGGAAAGATAATACATGTCAAGAGGTTGATTCGGATTTTTCGGGATGGGAAGGAGGATAATATTTTACCTAAAATAAAATAAATGCGTTATTAATAATGTGGCTAATCATAGTGGCTGTAATATCGCTTATATTATTTTTTAATTACTCTTTCAAAATCAAAATCAATTGGAATAATGAGATGAAAATGAAAAATAGTAAATCAAAACGATTAACTCAAAAAGAGAAAGAGGATATACCCGCTTCAGTATCCCGTGCAAATTATGAACAAAATAGAGCTTTATTTCTGGTTTTTTCTAAATTTTTTCTCTTAGTAAAACGCCCATATGGTATTAAATATGATTTAGATAATATAACTGATGAAAAGGGTGAAATTACAGGAATAAAACAAGGTGGTCAACAAACTATGAATAAGACGGGATGTAATAGGATTTGTAGCGAAGATCCAAAATGTAACGCATGGCAATATGACGGTGACCACTGTCAAAAATATAATGTGTCAAATGTTGAATATATTAAACGTTATCAAAAAGGCGAAACTGAAAAACAAGATGACATAGGATATATATTTCGTCCAGATGATTCATCTTGGGTAGTATCTGATTTATCAGGACTATCAACAAATAAAGATGTTTTCAAAGCAGTTGCCGATATGGTTCTTCGATTTCAACCAAAAGATTCTGGACTTAGATCTAGAGCTTCAACCGTTGCTGCAAGCGTAAGTGTAAAATATTGTTACGAAAAGGAAGTTACTTCAGATGTTCCTTCTGATGAATATTTAACACAAAGACAAGAGGCATTGACAGCTCTTGAAGATGCTGCTAAATTTTTCATATTTACGGGCGATAGTGGAGAATATCCTAATAAAACCGAGTTATCATTATATTTTGCTCTTTTGGTAGATGTAATGTTAAAAGACTTATATCTTTATAATCCCCATCTAAAAAGTGCTATAAAAGCTGCTATTGATACCTTAAAAAAATACTATATAGATTATAGATTATTACAGAATTATTTTGATAATAGCTTAGATAAAAATAGTAATGGCAAGGCAAGTAGGGATGAAATTGCACAATTATATACGGAAGCTATTGAAACAGGAAAAGAAAATTTATTGAATAATGAAATATTTCAACAAGACTTAGTTCCAGATGAGGCTGGAGCATGTCCGAATGAAAATATGATTATGAATCTGGTCGAACTATTTTTTACAGAATATGATAGTAATCGCGATGGTTTTGTTACTTTACAAGAAATATTATCTTCAGATTATATTCCAAAACCATCATATGAGGCTGTATGTGCTGCTCAACTAGAAGGATCAAATGTAACTAAGGAAGATATGTATAAGCGAAGTCTTAGAAGAATAAATAGAAGAGATAGAAGGAATCAAGACGAACGAAGATGGTTCGAAAATGAAGTTGATAGACAGGCAAATGCCTCTGCTAAATATAATGATCTATCCGAACAACTCGAAACTCTTCGGATAGATATTAAAGCAGCTGCGGATTATTTAAATGAACTTAAAGAAAATGGTGCAGATCAAAATGAAGTTTCAAATGCGCAATCAATATTAAATGAACTATTAGGAGATGAAAAGAAAACAAAGAGTAATTTATCCAAGGTAGCTGGGATAATTGATTTATTTGAAAGCTAATCATAATGTGAATAATATTATCATATTAGTAAATGCTAAAATCAATGTACTAATTTGCCACCAGTTAATTGGTTGATTTAGTTCTTTCCAATATAAATCCATTTCATAATCAAGGATATCTAATTTTTCATTTTTTGTTAATTCATTCCAGCCAAGAGGTGGTTCTACTTCATTAATATCATCACCTACTGGATCTTCGTATCTTGGGCACATTAAGTTTTTGGTTTTTGTAAGTGCATTTCCCTTCCTCGGTCCTTTTCGATTCAATAATTTGTCCATATTGTATGATATATAACCTACTTCTTATCTATTTTATACGAAGAACAACGTAAAACATATATAACTCTCGTTTTTCTACCCTTTATTGGTTTCATTGAAACAATTTCCGTATATTTTTTTATAGCTTTTTCAAAATTGTTAGTATTGTATTCTTCATCATCTTTCTTTTGTCGTTTTTTAATATGATTTAGAGACTTTATAGCTGGATCCGCTGTATCTACCCATTCAATAACTATATATTTTTTTGTAAAAGACATCAAGTAACGAACAATACTATCAAAATTTCTAAAATCAGCTGTCAAAGAAAAGATCCAATGTATTATAGCTCCACAAAAGACTACATCATATTTTTCACTAATAACATCACCAAAAGAATATGTAGATTCATTAATATTGGTTATAGAGGTATGCCATTTTATTGATGCCAAAGTACTAATATATTCTGAATCATGATCGAGACTAACAATATCTTTGAAATTATTGTTATATGCGATAAAACTACATAATCCTGAATTACAACCTATATCAACAATAGTATTACAACCTTCTTTATTTAACTTATCAAAAAGACTATTTATATAACTAAATTTATCGTGATATGGTCCTTTAAATGTGATTTGTTTAGTAATAGTATTAATATTAAAATTTTGGTACCCTGATACGATCACCTCATTTCCTTTAACATTAATCTTAGGTGTTTCAGATTGAGAACCTATCTTTCTTTTAGGATCTCTATACGTATCCATATAAGTATGTTTCATATATAATTCTCTATTCCCAATCTTTGAATCACAGTTTTATCGCTCAATGTTCCATTTGGTTTTGATTTATTATGTCCCCATATATCGATACCACACGCCAAGTTGTTATTAATTGAACCCCAACCAAAATCACATAAATATACTTTCCCATTTTTATCAACTAGCAGTTCTTCTTTTTTTATATCATTATGTTGAATGTTAACACTATCTAAATCATTCAGTATTTTCTTAATTTGTTTTATAGCATCTTTTGGGCAATTATTTTTAGTTAAATGTACTCCACAATATTTGTAAATTAGTAGTTCTTTTTCATCATAATTAAATAGCAATGTTGGAAACCAACTAAAGCTATTTAATACTGAAGCAAGATGCTTTTCTCTCTTATAAACATCGTGATTTTTCCATTTATCTGTTATAAATTTCAAAAATATACCATTTACGCAATAAGTTAAAGAGGTATCACCTTGTTTTGGTCTATTCATGAAATATACATAAGAACTATATGTTAAATCATAGTATATGATGTTTCTAAATATTAAGCCGATTCCCTCTGGTCCAGAACTTGGTATTCGCCCATGTAACAACACTTCACCTTCCACAGAACAATTCAACTTTATTAAGAGTTATTTTGAATCTAAAATGAATACTACAACGACTGATTCTGGTTTGGATCTTCCTTTACCATATGATGTTACGATTCCTGCGAAAACAATTGGATTTAAATTACCATTAGGAATTTCTGCTCAGCCAAAATTTACAGATGATAAACCAAGAGGCTATACACTATATCCACGAAGCTCCACTGGTTCAAAAACACCACTAAGATTATCTAATGGAACAGGTATTATTGACTTTGATTATAGAGGAGAAATCACAGCATGTGTTGATAATATTTCGAATGAAGACTATTATGCAAAACAAGGTCAGCGTTTATTTCAATTATGCTCATATGATTTATCACCGATTCAATTTATAGTAACAGACGAAATTAATACAACCAGTCGTCAATCAGGGGGATATGGTTCTACAGGTGCCTAAATTTATAAATCGACAATCTTAGTTGATCGAGGAGATATATCTTCTTGTTCTTCAATCCATTTTTTTAGTCTTTCTGCTGAATTGGAATCCTTTTCTGTAGGAAGCTTTGAAATAGAAGACGTCTTATTTTCCATTTCTTCTACCATCATACTCTCTTTTACCAAAAAATCAAAATCATAAAAACATATGAATCCTATAACTATAATTACAAATAGTATAATACGTATTAAGTTGGTAATCATTGGTGAATACCTATATATTTTTTATAAGAAAATATCTTATAGATATTAAGAATGGTAAGATCGTATAGTTCTATAAAGGATGAGGACTTTGAAAAGAATATTTGTAATAAGAAAGAATTTCTGAAATATAGATGGGAATCATCGGAGAATAGAACGAACACTCAATTATTACCACATCAACAATGGTTAGCTAATTATATCAATCCAAAAACACCATATAAAGGAATGCTTGTATACCATGAAACAGGAACTGGAAAGACTTGTACTGCTATTTCAATCGCAGAAAATTTTAAAGATGAACTTATAAAGAACAAAAAAAAAATTATTATACTTTGTAGCGATAATATTAAAGAAGAATTTTATAGAACTATTTCAAATCCAGATGATTCTTTCAAATGTACTGGTAATACATACAATGATATGATTGAATCATCTGATATTACTCAAAAGAATCTAAACCAAATAATCAACCAATATTACAATTTCCAGACACATCAGAAATTTGGAAAAGACGTTGATAAAAATACCAGTAAAGAACCAGCTTTAATACATAAAAAATACTCTAATTCGGTTATTATTATAGATGAAGCTCAACATTTACGCTCTAAATTCGATAGTAAAGACAAAAAAGATAAGGGTGAAAAGCTTAGTCACGATGCGATTGATTTGATAAGTAAATACGCGGAGAATGTTAAAATCGTATTCTTAACGGCTACACCAATGTATGATAATCCAATGGAAATAATCTGGATGATTAATGTTCTTATAAGAGTAAATGGAGATAATATTAGTGAACTAAATGAACAAGATATTTTTAATCAAAATGATGATTACTCTTTCAGAGAAGAAGGTAGAGAACAATTTATCAGAGCAATAAAAGGCAAGGTTAGTTTCCTTAGAAGTGGTGATCCAGAATCATTCCCTCTAAAATTACAAGATTCTAAGGGTACTAATAAATTTCCTAAAATCAGTTTCTTAGATAAACCTCTTAATAATTGGGATAAAAATATAAAGGACGCAAATATCAAATTGACTCTATCGAAAATGTCAAAAACACATTATGATATTATCAAAAATACAAAAATAAATAGTATCAATTCAGGAACAAAAGATAGTTTTCATATGCAAATGTTACAGTTAAACAACGTTAGTTGGTACAAAAAAGGGACTGATGATGATGATATTAATACTGGTTCTGGTCTAAATAAACACTTTAAAATTACAAAACAGGGTATTTATACCCCAATTGAACCAAATGTTCTCAATAATTTAGATGAATATGCTCCTAAAATCAATACAATTCTTAATCACATTCTTGAAATGGGTGACAATGGGATTGCATTTGTTTTTTCACAATTTGTATCATCTGGAATTGTTCCTATGATATTAGCATTGGAATCTAAAGGATTTTCTAAATATGACGGGTTAAATTCAAAATTTCATCATCTAAAAATTCCTAGAAAGAAGGATGATATAGATCCGGGAAGATATATTGTAATTACTTCATCCAAAATATTAGCTACAAATAGGCAACAAGAACTTATAAATATTGCTAGAAGTAAAGGAAATGAAAACGGGCAAAAAATAAGGGTAATTATAGCTTCTGGAGCTGGAGGAGAAGGATTAGATCTCAAATGGATTAGGCAAGTTCATATACTTGAACCGCACTTCCATTTTAGTCAGATAGAACAGGCTGTTGGTAGAGCTATTCGAAATAATTCACATATTGAATTACCAGTAGAAAACAGAAATTGTACTATTTACTATCATAGCACGGAATATCCTAAAAATGTTGATGTAGAAACAGTTGACATGCATTTATACAGAATTGCTATGAAAAAACGTTTTGCTACACAACAAGTTAGAAAATTGATACAAGAAAATAGTATAACTTGTAATTTTTTCAAAAATGTTAATGTCTTTGATTATACGAGATTTTTTGGAAATGAAATTGTAGATAGCAAGGGAAATAAATTCAAATTTACCAACAAAATGGTTGTTGATGAAGGATATAGTAATGAATGTTTAACTTGTATCATGAATGATGATATCGATACAGATACTTATATGCCTCTCTTACATAGTAAATGGCATATTTTCGAGACGATTCGAAAAATAGATGATTTATTTAAGATAAATGATAAATATTCACTGAATGATATTATCCAACATATAAACACATGGAATAATCAAATTGATCAAGAAAGTATATACTTTGCATTAGATATTATCATTAACTCCCCAGAAAGAATCATTCAAAATCAATTTGAAGTTAAAGGAGTTATATCCTTAATAGGTAATTACTATGTTTTTGTTCCAGAATATGCTGAATATAACGGCGACATTAGTGGAATACCGCTTCGATTATCCAATAAATCTGTATCACTGGATATAGTCGAATGGCCAAAAAGACCAGATCCAAATAAATATTATAGTACAGATATCGATATTACTATTCAGAATTCCTTTTCGAAACTATTAGAAAAAATGAATTTTAATCAGGATGGATTCTGGTCAAAAATACCCGATATTAGAAACCAACTTATAGCAGATGTATTAATAGATAAACTTACTTCTGAAGAGAGAAAGATCCTTTTTTTCGGAGAAAATAAGTTATCAAATAAATTTTTAATTACTTCTCTTGATAGATACAAACAAAATCAAAACTTTATAGATATAACCTCCATTGATGAAGCGTATAAAATCGTCGATTCAAAAAACAAGATTATAAAAACTGGACCTACACCTTCAAATCTAAAATCATTAAGAAGAACATTATTCGGATATCTTGATATTATTGATCATAGTACAAGCCTTTATGTAATGGATGGTAGAACAAGTAGTCGACCAAAAGGTTGGAGAGTTCTGAGTCAGCAAAAAGAAAAGATTATCGGATTCATTAACAGCTTATTTCAAATTGAACCAGGAAAAAACATACCCCCTTTATTCAAATACCCAAGATATGCAACAGATATTTCTAAAAAGGGACAGTTGTTATTGAAAACAAAGGTAATAAAAGCACCCGAATTAATGATTGAACTTGAAATCTTGTTCAGGTATCTTAATACAATAATTGCGAAGACTGATCCCAAATGGTTCTATAGCCTATTAGATTCATACGACTATGGAATCGAATCAAAGAAAACAAAGCGAACAGATAATACAAAAAAGGGTACAACTGTTAAAACAAGACGGAAAATTAAGAATCCTTCTAATAAACAAACAAAACGCAAGAAATAAATTGTAACTTTGCCTATTAGAAGAATTCTTATACATAACAAATATTGCTATACACCATTATCTCATATTTTACTGGATTATTATCAAAGAAATACGGAAAACAACAACCAAATCTTTCCAAAAAAGAGACTGACTTATCTTCAACTTCTAAATTATTACATCTTATTTTTAAAGGATACCTGAATTCAGTCATAAAATCATACCCATATTTCTCTGGTATTTTTACAAATACCGGATTTTTTTTTTCAATTTTAACCAAATTATCCAATTTAATACACTCTCCATTGTGTTTTATTATTAAAAAATTAATTTTTTCAATTAATTCTTTTTTTATTGTTAATAAATCCCTCGTATCATAGTCACCAAAACAAAAAAATAGTTTTATTTTCATTTAATATAATGACATTTAAGAATAAAATCTTCTAATTAAAATCTTTTTTGTTTCTAATGAATCCGTTATTCAAATCTAAAACAATAATTAACACTTGTAAATCTCTTATCGAAAACAAACAATTTGTAGTTGTAAACACAATCTTAAATGGACTTGTATATAACGTAATAAACGTTGAGAACATTCCCAGAGAAATGATCAGTTCTGTTAGGAAAAATAACAATACGTATATTATTTTAGTTGAATCGAATGGCAACGGACATATAACTCAAATGAAGAGTATTATTGAGAATTTAAAAGATACATTCATTTGTAGTGGAATAATCATTGGAAGACAGAAATCTCTAGCAACTAAATTTGCAAATGAACACAACATTCCTATTTTGAATCTAGATGAACCAAAATACGTATCAAATCAAACAACAGATGACTTGGTAAGTGAAACATTATCTTATATTGTTGAGTATAGTTATTACCATTACACTACGGTAACTAAATTTATTACTTCAAGATCTCCAGAATTCATAATCAATCTACACTTACCAATCAAAATTCTTTCTAATTATACAAGAACAGTATTCAATATAAGTAGTCAAAACCGTTTAAATTTTGAGATGGATGAAGAGAATATATTATCTGAAAACAAATTCAACAAATTTGATACATTACTTGTTCAGTTCTCCAGCTATATGATAAATAATAGTCATTTCAGAGCACATAAAATAGCCATTGATTGTATTGACAATCCAAACCTTATTACAATCCCACCATTGATTAAGAATGTTGATTATATATCAACTGGAATAGAACAATCTATTGTCTGTTATTTCAATATAGAACCATCTATATCATTTTATAAAGTTTTTTCAAGTTTTCCAAATATAGACTTTAATGTATTTGTAGAAAATCTACCTTCTAATAGAGAATTGATGTATTTATCCAATAATATTCATTTTAATGAATTGGGTAATTCATTCCATGATATGAGAAAACGGTGTATTGGAGTCATTTGTTCATGTGGAGTCGAAAGTGTTTATGAAAATTTTCAATTAGGATTACCGATGATATGTATACCGTCTAATTCAGAACAGTTATTTAATGCATATGATCATGTAAGAAAAATACCCGGATTTGATTATACTTTTGAACTGACTAAAGAACATATTGAATGGTTAATAAATTTCAAAAAAGATAAATTATATTGGAAAAGACATCAAGAATTTACAAAATATTTATTGAAAGACTATTTATTGAAAGATTACATTACAAGTGTTCTTGAAAGAGTATAAACTATTGAATACTGCATTCATGATGACTTGTGTCTTCTGTTACATCTGTAACAGTCGTACAAGAAGTACATTTTTCAACTATTGCAAATGGATCTTTTATACTTACCCAAGTTATAATTCGACTTGGTGATAATAAAATCTCTCTATTAATTCGTAAAGTAACCAGATATCCAGCATAACAATTTTCTTCAGAAAATCTAAATATTTTCAATGCGGTTAATTCATCTGAATTAGAAAATTCAATATAGGTTTTGATAACACACACAAATGTTCCTGAATCTGTCTTATTTACTTTTCCTATACCTCTTAACTCATTATCCGAATATAATCCAATGCGATCCCATTCTTTTACCCCTTCTATTTCTAATAAGGTTATTAGAGAAAAGGAATTATATTCCACTATATTTGTTTCATCCACTAATCCAGTTTGAGATACATGCATTAACTCACTTGTTTCTGAGAAAAAGGGTGCAATTTCGGGTTCAGGTTCTGGTTGTGGTTCCGGTTCTGGCTCTGGCTCTGGTTCCGGTTCTGGCTCTGGTGGTTCTGGCTCTGGTTCGGGTTCTGGCTCTGGTTCTGGTTCAGGTTCTGGCTCTGGTGGTTCTGGTTCTGGTTCTGGTTCGGGCTCTGGTTCCGGCTCGGGCTCTGGTTCCGGCTCTATCTCTGGTTCCGGCTCAGGTTCCGGTTCTGGTTCTGGTTCAGGCTCTGGCTCTGGTTCTGGTGGTTCTGGTTCTGGTTCTGGCTCCGGCTCAGGTTCTGGCTCCGGTTCCGGCTCTGGTTCAGGTTCTGGTTCTGGTTCAGGTTCTGGCTCAGGCTCAGGAGGTTCTGGCTCAGGTTCGGGTTCAGGTTCCGGTTCGGGTTCCGGCTCAGGTTCTGGTTCGGATGGACCTTGTTGAATAATTATAAAGTTGAAATCTGATTCCGCCCTTAACCAATATCCTTCACCTGGTATCAATTGTGTCAAAGTTGCAAAATATGGTACTAAAGAATTATAACTTAAGTCCATCGTTTTGATTTCTAATATTTTACTTCCGTAACTTTCTGATAAAATAGTGCTTAGATTAATTTCTTCTGAAAAGGGATACGATATTTGATTCCATCCAGTTGTAACTGGTATATCAATAGATGATACACTTACACCGGATACACTTATTGTTATATCACTATCTGAACGCAACCAATATCCTGACTCTAATGAAAATGTTTCAGAGGTTAAAGTAGCAAAATTAGGAACAGATGAATTGTAACTATATGCTCCGTTTTTTATTTCTAAAATACTGCTATTTCCTATTAAATTTGGAAAATCTAAATTTACATAAAACGAGACTAAATTCCATCCCTCTTTTAGAACTAAATTTTGTGTTATTGTATTATTAGTGTAAGTTAAGGCATATACTTTTGAATATGGTTTGTAATCAAGTTTATAAAAAACCTTTACACTTCCCATTAACATATTTGGGAAACAATTCTGGGATAATACGTATTAAGGTACATCAAGAGGAATTGGACTATTTGCGTTATTTGAACCTTGTATTAATTTATTAAAATCATTAGATATGTCTTTAATTTCGGTAACATAACCTTCTGTTTCGTTGACATAATGAAACACTTTTATACTTGTAATCTTTTCAGGATATGATTTTGTCCCTTTCGTACTAATATTTATACACGCAAATAAGGTTTCAGTATTTTGTGGATGTTTCTTAATTCTTGATATAGGTGTTCTATTTTCATCATCAACAAATATTGCTATTATATCATTTTCTTTAATATTTCCAGTTATTGGATACAAGATCATTGTATAAGGTATTGAACTATCTGTAATTGGATCACCAAATACATTCGCCATATTATAAAGTACTTTTTGTTGTACATATTCTACATTATTTTCTGGCTCTGGTTCAGGTTCGGGTTCAGGTTCTGGTTGAGATTCCGGTTCTGGTTCTGGTTCATAATATGGAATGTGTCCCGTCAAATCTATTTCAATAATATTGTCTGAATTATTACCACTAGAAGTAAGTATAAAATTTTCGGAATGATAATTCAGAGTTATTAAAAATCCATTGACTGAATTTACATAGTGAAATATCTTTATTTTTGAGATTATTTCATTGGAACCTTGTGTATTTACATTTATAGCCGCAAATAAAGTATCACCATATAAACTTATTGAACTTTGTCCTCTATTTTCATTGTTAACATATATAGATATTACATCTCCAATTTGAATACCTCCTAAGATTGGACTTATATACAAAATGAATGTTTCAGGTATTCCATTTGGTGCATTCGGATTGACTATATCTGGTAATGCTTCATCTAAAGTATATAATTTAATAGGTTCAAGTTCTGGTTCCGGTTCAGGTTCTGGCTGTGATTCCGGTTCTGGTTCTGGTTCCGGTTCCGGTTCTGGTTGTGATTCCGGTTCTGGTTCTGGCTCCGGTTCTGGTTCTGGCTCCGGTTCCATTTCGGGTTCAATTTCTTCAGAATAAACTATAAATTCACTAAGGAAAATATTCGATTGGTTTAAATTTTGTAATTCACTAATTACAATTTTTAAACCAGTTGAATTGATAATCTCTGAAAACTTAAAATATATATCAGTCCCTATTAAATTAACTGAATCATCAATATGAAAATTTGGCAAAATCTCATGATAAGCTGCATATTCAGCCTCAATAGGATTTGATATATTCTCTTTTGTATAAAATATTGACCATTTACCATCTCTTGTCAAATCTAATTCGTTATCTATAATATTGGATTCTGACCATTTTAATCCAATCCCATCTAATAGTTTGTTTTCACTAAAATAAACTCCAATTGTTTCGGTTTCATTATTATCAGATATCCAGTATGTATTTATGTTACCATCATTTATATTATTATGATCATTCAATGATATTCCTGAAGACCAAGTAAATATATCTGAATTTAACAAAACATTTCCACTTCCAATGTAATTATCCAATTGAGATATAGTTAATCTTTCTATCCAACCTGAAAATGGTCTATTAAAATTTTGAGATGTGTTACCAACATATATTGTATATTCTTCAAATCCTTCTGGTATATCAGTTATATCCAGGTTAATCATTGTTGTATTCCCTGCATTCATATTTTGAAGAATAATCCAATCCTCAAATTCAGTATCTTTTTGATAAGAAAACTTGAGTGTTCTTGATGAAAAATCATATAATATTGACATATAATAGTGAACTTCCTTCAAAAAGGTACTATCTTCATTATTTGTAACAAAATTATCTATATTCGTTATTATACCATTATTCATAACAAAATTTGAATCTTCCAATAGTTCAATATATCCTCCTGTAGTGTTTGATATTAGTGAAAATATTCGGTTTATTGAAGTGTCGTTACTCTTTTTAAATGATGCATTCAATCCCCAATTATTATTCCAATTAATACTTACGCTTCCGTCACTATTATTGTCAAATGTTTTATCAACTTTTAAATCAGTATGGCTAAATAACTCCACTTGTAAATGATATTTACTGGCATATATTGGTTCTAACTCTGGTTCTGGTTCAGGCTCTGGTTCTGGTTCCGGTTCTGGAGATTCAGGCTCTGGCTCCGGTTCAGGTTGATATTGTGGAATTTTTCCAGTTATATCAAGTTCTAATAGGTCTGATGTATTATTACCATCTATTGGTAATACAAAATTTTCTAAAAGGTAATGGACTTTTAATAGAAAACCTTTCTCTTCTTCTACATAATGAAAAATTTGTATTTGTGAAATTATGTCATCATTCCCCTGAGTATTTACGTTGATTGTAGCATATAAATCGTCTCCATATTCATGGATAACTCCTTCACCTCTATTTTCATTATCAACAAATATTGCTATAACATCTCCAGTTGTAACATTCCCTATTATTGGATTGATATATAATACATATGTATCTGGTGCCCCATTTGGATAATTCGGATTAACTACAACGGGTAATGCTTCACTAAAAGCTTCTAATACTAAAGACTCCGGTTCTGGTTCTGGTTCTGGCTCAGGCTCTGGCTCAGGCTGTGGTTCTGGTTCCGGTTGTGATTCAGGTTCAGGCTCAGGTTCTGGTTCCGGTTCCGGTTCTGGTTCTGGTTCCGGTTCTGGTTCCGGTTCTGGTTCTGGCTCAGGCTCAGGTTCAGGCTCAGGCTCAGGTTCAGGCTCAGGCTCTGGTTCTGGCTCAGGCTCAGGCTGTGGCTCCGGTTCTGGTTCTGGTTCTGGTTCTGGTTCTGGTTCTGGTTCAGGTTCTGGTTCTGGCTCTGGCTCTGGCTGTGGTTCTGGCTCTGGTTCAGGCTCAGGAGGTTCTGGTTCTGGCTCTGGTTGTGGAGCTGGCTCAGGCTCTGGTTCTGGCTCTGGCTCTGGTTCAGGCTCCGGAGGTTCTGGCTCAGGTTCTGGCTCAGGTTCAGGCTCTGGTGGTGGAGTATTATATATACAATATACTTTTCCTTTTCGAATTGGAAGCAATTGAAGCACATTTGTTTGATTTTCAGACTCGCAAGTATCGATAGAACTAGATATGTGTATACAAAGCCGTTTATGTAAAAGTTCTCTTGCTGACCTCATGATAATAAGTGATAAAATATTCTACATCATTAAAATATAATAAGTAACTTTTTATAGCAATATTTTATGAGTTATTTTAGAGTAAAATTAGGTTACGATAATCAGTGGTTTGTGCTTTCTCAGCCAAAACTTAATGCTAAAAATAAGCAAGACTTATTCAAAATATTAAAGGAAGAGTTTGCATTAAGTAGAGTTTATATACGTCGAAATTCAGTTATTTGTGTTGAGTAAATTTTGTGACATACAGTATGTCGATCGTCGAAACACAAAGACCAATGATAATAGATCCCAATGATAGAATAAAGTGTAGATTACTATGTGATTTGAAATGTGTTTACTCTAAAGGCAACATTTCATATGTGTTTGACAATGATGGTAAATTACATTTTGAATTCAAAGGAAAAGATAGCGTAGATGTCTATTTTAACAACATAGCTTATAAATTAAAAGAAATATATATTGGAAAAAGACGTCATGTAAGTTATCCAGAAGATCCAACTATAGTTGGCGAATGTACTCTCTTTCATACTGGAAATAATGATAATTTAGTTATTTCTATTTTCTTAAGAAGTACACGAGGATTTAGTGACTCACAAGACTTCTTTTCTCAATTTTTGAGTAAAAAAGTAGGTACTCAGAACTATGATAAGACAATTGATATTACTACAGACGATGCATGGTCTCCCCAACAAATGTTACCATCTGAATCAGCCTTTTATAAATATTCTGATACAAATGAAAATACGAATATAGTCTTTATTAACCCTGTTGAAATTGATGCAGACAATTTTAACAAAGCATTAGAATTACAGAAACCCATTCTTGAAGAGAGAAAGAAGAGTAAAGATGATCACCTCTATTATCATCCTGTTGATTCAACTGTACCTAGAGAAACATCTTCAGAAGAATGTAAACCAACTACAGTATTTGAAGAATCTGATCCACATAAAAATTGTGATGAATCAACAAAATATATTGATTCTCCAGAAGAATGGGATGGTATACCCGGTCATGAAAACGTTGTACAATGTACAATTGTCTCTATTTTCCTTCTAATGCTTGCTATTGGATTTTTTAAAGGTTTACCAAGACTACCATTCCAAACTGGAAAATTAATAATCAAATTTTTGGGGACTTTGATTTGGTTACCAATACATCTATGTTATATTTGGTTTGGACAAGGTTCTACAATATTTATATTTTTCTGGATATTTATTTTTGGATATTTAAAAGAAAAATATCAATCCGCAAAGGCAGCAGTATCAGATAAAATGAATCAACAAGATGGACAAGATCCAAATATACAAGATCCAAATATACAAGATCCGTTACCATCAACTGATATGAATACACCCAATATTCCAGATGCGAATGTTACAACAATACAAACATACCAACCGGAAGATGATCCACAACCATCACCATCACCAGATGATCCACAACCATCACCAGATGATCCACAACAACCATCACCAGATGATCCACAACCATCGCCAGATGATCCACAACAACCATCGCCAGATGATCCACAACCATCACCATCACCAGATGTTCCACCAGATGTTCCACCAGATGTTCCACCAGATGTTCCACAACCACCACCAGATGATCCATCAGATAAAGAAATGAGTGAAGAAGAGTTATTACAAAAACAAAAAAGAGATAAAATATGCGCACATCTAAAGGTATGGGATTCAGCTTATCTGAAAAAAAAACATGGTAGAAAAGCCTATTATCGGTTATTTAATCTTCCGGATAATGCAAGTGTAAAACAAGCTAAAGCAAGATTTCGAGAATGGGTCTTAGTGTTACATCCAGATAAATGTAACCCATATTTGGGTAAAATTAAATGTGAGGAATGTTTCAGAATATTACGCGCTGGATTGCCAAAACTGATTAAATATATAAATTGGCAAAATCCAACTCCACCACCAGATAATCCAACTCCATCACCAGGACCAACACCATCACCAGGACCAACACCAGATGATCCGACCCCATCACCAGATGATCCACAACCATCACCATCACCAGATGATCCGCAACCATCGCCATCACCAGATGTTCCACAACCATTACCACTTATACCACAACCATCGCCAGATGATCCGCAACCATCGCCAGATGATCCACAACCATCACCAGATGTTCCACAACCACCACCATTGCCACCAAGACCACAACCATCACCAGATGTTCCACAACCACCGCCATTACCGCCAAGACCAACACCAGATGATAATAACATATTTAGAAAAGATGAAATCGTTGAAACTGATGATAAAAATAGAGATGATGATGATTTAGATAAAATGATTCAAGACGAAGAAGATAAATTTAAAGATGCATGGGATAAATTTGATGCAGATAGTCTACCACCTCCTCCGCCGCCACCTCCTCCATCTCAATTTAATAGAATGAGTGCGTCAAATAAACCAATAAGTTATGATGTAAATTGGAACGATAAAGATGCGACTATACAGCAAGAAGGTGGTGTTGATATGAATAGTATGCGACAAAAAGTAGGAATGTCACCAAGTACACCTTCAGATGTAAAAAAATATTATGGAAATTCGACTGAATATAAGGATCATATGAATAATTTAAAAACTATTCCCGATGTAAATGATAGGAATACAGCTATAAATGGTGTAAATGCTTACTACAATGATATAATACGAGAAATCAAAGAATTTGTTAAGTCAAATCATCATGAATCTTTTACGGCATGGGTAAAGGTTAGTGAGCATTTCAAAGGTAATTATGGTGAAGTCGTAAGGGATATTTCTGAAGGAAAAATACATAGATTAGATGTACATGAACGTGTTTTTGATACAATAAAGGCAGAAATCAATAAGATAGCAGATAATGAAAGGAAAGATAGAGACAGAGCTAGATTATGCGAATGGCTTTCAACAGAAATGCCAATTAAGAATGATGATGATGCACATGAAGCATTTGATTTAATAACTGGTAATTTGAATCGTAATTTACCCGATAAAGTTAAGGAATATGAGGAAATGTCTACACTATATAGAAGATTTGCGGCAGAAGGTCATATATGTAAACAAGGTAGTGAAGCATGGGCTTTATTTATGTCAAGAATATCGGATGGAATTTATACACAAAAACACCCTGGATTTAGATTTACATGTACTGCGATATCGATAATAATGTTAGGATTTATATTTATATCATTATTTGGTTCTCCTATAAAGTTCAAAAGTAGTAAGAATAAGGCTACAACAAATAATGCGTACGAAGATGGCGATAAGATATGTAGAAATAGGATTCGTACTCTTGGAAATGGATATGCTATAGATAGCTGTTATAGACCAACCGATTTATCAAAGTATATTCTTGATAAGACTTATCGTAAAAAGTTCTATGAATCATATATTGATTTGAGAAAGAGAGGTCGCAATGCATATGATGCTTGTACTGTTTCATTCAAGAGACTGGACTCTCAAATTGATATGAATTATAACTATAAAATGGATATTTTAAATGATTCAGATGCTGTAACAGATACGGTTGAAATTAAGTCTTGTAGTTTTTACAATGATTTCTTTGCAGAAGGGGTTAAAAGAGCATGTAGGACAAAGAGAATAAGATCAAAACCACAAAAAGACGAGAAGAAATCTTGGTTTGGCGGTAGTACTAAAACAAAAGATGGTGAGTCTAAGGGATGGTGGGCGACTCGCAGTGAAGAACGTCAGGTAAAACAGCGTGAAAGGGAGGAAAGAATGAAATTATGTGAATGGTTGACACAATTTATGCCAGTTGAAATTGAAGGAGATGCAGAAGCAGCTTACGCATTAGCGAAAAGTAATTTGGATAGAGGCGATGAACGAGCAGTATTTCAATTTGAAAGGATGACAAGAATATATAATAAGTATAAAAACTCTCCAGAAGGGATTATTTGTAAAAAAGGATGGTTTTCAAGTTGGTGGGGAGGTGATGAAAAACCTGCTGCTGCTGCTGCTGCTGCTACTGCTCCTGCTCCTAAAACAAAAAAGCAGAAAAAGAGAGAGAAGAAGAAGAAGGCGAAGAGAAAGGAAAAGAAGAAAGAGAAAAAAAGTCGGAAAAAAATTAAAAAAGCATTTGGAGGTAAATGTTTCGCATCTGACACACGGATATTGATGAACAATGGTAAATTCAAGTATATTCAGGATGTAAACATTGGTGATATATTATGGAATAATAATACCGTTGAAGGAAAAATGAATTTTTCGGGAAAAGATACAAAATTAGTTAATAATTCGGGAATTATATCTACATTTAGTCATCATGTGCTTCATAATGGACAATTCATGAAAAGTGGTCATGTTCCAGGAAGCAAAGTTATAAGAGAAACAGTAGATATTTTGTATGATATTGATACTGAGAATCATCGTATTGTTATTCTGAATGATAATAATAGGGGGGTAACCTATACTGATTTTACAGAGGTTGATGATGAGACTGGAAAGGTATATGAATATGAACTTGATTTACTTAATTATACACATAATCAACAACAATGTAATGTTTAGGAAATAAAAGCATTACAATAAGCAATATTACAATAAGCAATACGGTTATTTATCCAATTTTGATGAATTTTTGAACGACACATAGGACAACTATATATAGGATTTTTGCCATCATCAGAGTACCTACCACTATTAATATCTCTATGTATACAATTGTTATGAAAGGAATGTCCACATGGAAATGTACAATTAGTGTTATTATCTATATCTGTAAGACATATTGGACACATATCATTGGACTCTATCTGGGTCTTTTTTGCAAATATAGACATTCCAATTATGGGTGAAATTCTTTCACCTAATAATGTATATAACCAATATAATTGATCACTCGATAAACAACCCAATTGTTCCTTTATTTCCTTATCAAGTACGGAGATATTTATCTGATTCTTATCAATAAATAGATTACATATATCTATCATATAGGAGTAATCGTTACTACCTTCGCCACTTAGTATTATATTAAGGATCATATAGGTTCCAAGAGTTATATTCAAAACGTATTCATTTAAACATTTTCTTAAACTTTTCAGTAAAGAACGAGTTAGATGATTGCGAAAATCAAAAATTTTTCTTATAATACGTCTTTTCATTTTTTGGTCTGTTATATTGAAGCGATCATCCGAAATAATCTGACATATATTTTTACAAGTTAAAAATTTAACTTGATGATAATCTGCATTAATAAAGAATTCCCAAAAAATGTTTGGTTCGTTCAATTCAAATAAATTAATCAATTTCTGTTTATGAAAATTGCTTTTCATACATATTTCAAAACAATCAGTAACACAAATACCTTTAATATCATCTAATTCTCCTAATAACCATTTCCATTCCCTTGTATTTGTAAAGTTTGCTTTTTTTATAATAAAATCGTTTGAACATTCATACCCGAACTTAATCATTGTATTTTTGACTGATTTGTTGATCTTGATTACATTATTTTCAAATATTTTTTGTAAGAATGAAATTCGATTTGATGCAACACATACATCTATAATATAAAGACGCAATTTACCAACTTCTTGTAAATACCATCTTCTCCTCCAATCTGAGATCCTGGGATATTTCTTTTTAAATCCTTTCATATATTCAGTTATTTTTGACCAAGTCCAAGAAAATGTTTCTGTATCATCAATCCATATAAAGTGAGATAATACAGTCTTATGAAAATCGAACCAATCTGTTCTACCTCTCCATCCCATAAAGCTTGTTTTAAGGTTTAAGTAATCATTATAGTATTGCTTATATAGCAATACTCTTGGATTACGACTTAACGAAGTAATACATGCCGTTATAATAACTTTCTCATGCTTTGGACAATATTTCATTTTCTTATATAATCCTGTATTACCATTAAGAACACCTTGAACATACTCTGTATTATTAAGCGCGTATTCAAAAAACCTCTTCAATAAATATTGATTATATTCATATAACGTCTCACATCTACCATCATTTAAGTTTTTAAGTAAATATTCAAAATTCATATGAGTTCGTATTATAGGTCTCCGAGGTGTTTTAATAGCTTAAATCCCCGCAAAATGATTTATAATTTGATTGCTTAACAAGCGACCATAATAGACAAATGGATCTATATTAATTGTATTTCCGCATAATATTTCTGATTCATAATAGACCATATTTTCATGAAACATCAAGTAATTATATTTAGAGGATATATCATCTAAATTGAAATGGAAATGTCTTATTAGGTTATACATAATATTTAGATTACTTGCAAAAACATTATCAATTCCATCATACTCTCCAGTGTTATGTATAAATGTTATTTTTTCTGGAGTTTCTATAGTTTTTTTTAACATATTTATTAAATGATCTTCGGTTATCTTGTATTTGTGTGTTGTGTTACAAGAGAAAAAATCGATTCTCATATTGAGAATAAGGGTTGTATCTTCATTGAATTTAGATAATATTTGTTTTATCCCAGAATATTGTCCATACCACATTCGTTTCCAACAAATTATTGGAATCGCTCCTATTTTTCCCAATGTATTACCATGTATTTTAACATCATCTTCACTTTCAATATTACAGGTAATATCAGTATCAAAATAATTCTCGATTTCAGATTTTGTTATTGTTCGTGATATTATATTCAGATTTCTCCAACTTAATCTTGCTTCTGTTTTTTCCCATGTATGAATATGTACATGTACACTTGTTTTCAAGGATTTTCTTAATGTATTAATAAATTGTCTTAATCTTTCATTATTAAATGTATTTCTTTCATGACCCCTTAAAAAAACTACAATATTCATACTATATATATAAAAAATATCACATTCTTATTAATGGATAAACAAACGCTTGTTTTTTGGTTTTTTAGATCTTTAATAGCACTGGTTCTTATATTAATTATACACAAGATGCTTCATGCAAAGAGAATTCTATTTTGGAAAAAATCTTCAAGTGAACAACAGCAAACCTTAATTGAAAAGACAACTAGAACAGCATTCAAAGCTTGTGCACCAAATATGAAATGTATCTATAAAATGGATCTTCGGGTATTTTATACTGGAAGTTCAAGAGACATACATATTATTTGTGATAGACAATCCCCGGTAATCAAATTAGATATGGGAACTGGCAGAATTATAATTGATTATTTAGCAGCGGTTAATCAACCAACCAGTGCTCATACAGATACTATATCTGAACCGGCAGAGGTTGTATCTGTAGACTCTTCTGGTGAAATTATAGATACCTGTGTTTGTCCAACTGATTCAAGTGGTAATAAGGCTAATCCGGATGATCCGAATGATATTAAATCATATTACCCCACTACAATGCGTGTTGCTACTCCATCAATACCTTTTCAACGACTTAATCATATTGAAATACATCAGGATCTTAGAGAAATTGATATTTTGGTTAATGGAGACATTCTCTATTCGGCTATGTTAGAATATGTTCCTTTTCTATATCCAGGTAAGGCGACGTTACTACCAAAAGAAGCTTGGAGATATATGAACCTTGACAAAGTATCATTCACTACTGATCTTTAATAATAAAAATAACATTCTTAATTATGGCTGGACTCCTCCGTGCAATAATTATAACATGTCTCTGTTATTTCGCATTAGAAAGAATATGGTTTTCAGATAGAAATCCTCTAACGGAAAAAGGTAAAAAGACATATGAGAGAAAATTTCTTCTTGCGAGTATATTTTTTATAGAACTTCTATTTTAACATTAAACTGTCTTACGATACAAACATTTTCTTAAAAAACGACTTATTTTCCATTTCTTTTCTTCTCTTTTTGCTTTAGCAATCGCATTATCTGCTTCAATTCTTGATTTCTCATTTTCATAAGCCTGAGTTAATTTATCTTTAATTGTTTCAGATAGATTTTTTAATTCATCTTTCATATCATTCGTTTCATTCCGAATCGTATTCTCTTTCTTCTTTTTTAGATCTAAATTATTAGTCTCTTTTAAAAACTCAAAAGGGTTTTTAACACCTATATTATTTATCTTGGAAATCTCCCCTTGTAGTACGGCGATTTCTTTATTATTATTCGTAATTTTCTTAGGTAAAGTATCAAATTTTTTGAATTCAATAATTATATTAGAGATATCAGCAAGAAAGGGTGTGGAAATATCCGAATTCTTAAACTCTTCGTTAATAGACATTATTTATATCATATAAATATGAAGTTTACCAGAAGACGCAAATGCTCCGATTTCACAAATCCAAAACCAACCTGTTATACTAAAGGGCAATTAATCGAATTCGCAAATGATTGGAATAAACAAAATAAAGACAATAAAATCAAAAATATCCGCTCACTTAATAAAACCAAATTGTGGTCAGAACTAAGAAAAAGACATAAAACAGAACACGAAGATAGATGGACTAAAAAAACTAGAAAATCAAATTCAAGATTTGCACCAAAAGTCCCGAATGAATGGAACAAAAATCCAAATAGTTGGTTAAGTGATGATGATATATCACAGGCAATGGTCAGATATAAAAAAAAATTTCCTAAATTCCATTTCTTAGAACCAGCCCCAATCGATTTTGATGTAAAAGATTATAGTGGTAGATGCGCATATAGTAACTTATGTAACTACACGTATCCTGGTTTAGCAAAAAAATACAATTCTTTTGGAGCAATATTCAATACAGATCCTCATGATAAATCTGGACAACATTGGATCGCTTTATATGTTGATTTGAAAAATGGTGAAATTTCTTATTTTGATAGTGTATCTGATCCTCCGCCAAAAGAGGTTAAAAAACTAATTGAAAGATTCAAAAGAGAGGGCGAAATACATCTTAAAGATAAAACCATCTCTGTTAATTATAATAAAACTCGCCATCAATTAGGTAACACTGAATGCGGTGTATACTGCCTCGCATTCATTCATCATATGATAATAAATGGAGACTTTGACGCATTCGCACAGGAACGAGTTCCAGATAATAAAATTGTTAAATTAAGATCATATTTTTTTGATGATGTAACTGGTCTATATGACTAATACACTTAGTTTCCGAAGAATATATCAAGAGCAATGTACATACCAATTACGTGGAATACCGAAGGAAGAGGCTTCAATACGGTAATGAACTTAGCTAAAAGTTCGTTCCACATTAACTGACCAAAGAAGGCAACAGCTAATAACATAATAACGAAGACAACGAAGTTGATCCACGATTTGGGGACGGTATAACCCGGGTATTTGCTTCTTTTAGAAGCTTCAAATCCTTCAACGCCTGATCCGATAACACTTTCTAAAGCTTTGCAGATCGCCATTTGTATATTTATACCCTATATTAAAAATCTACAATCTCACTATTTAGTTCGCACTGTGCTTCGGTGCAAGACACATCTTAATTTCACCTAAACTACCAACACTATAACATACTATCAAAGGATAATCATTCTTAAGATAAATCTGAATTGATGGACATAAATTTGTGCATTTAGCAAACAGGGTCAAGTATTTTAAGGAAAAAATACCTTGAATTATTTCTGAACTATTATTATCAGACTTATCTTCAGATGTTTGGCAAAACGATATACCATTTGAAGAGCACTCTCCTATTACTGTCTCTTGCTCCGCAAATTCTCCCTTACATGTTAGTATTAAACTACTATCCACTGCTTTTATTTCTATCTCATCCGATATGTTTACCATGTCCCGACAAATCTTCTGAAAATCAGTCGATTTCATCGTGATCACTGATGTAAATTGCGCAGGTGGAATACGAATATTTCCATTGTTCAAATCCATCAGATTTAGTTTAAAAGTTGTTGATGCCTTTCTAGATGAATTCTCTATCTTTACACCTAAATGATTCATATCGTTCTTATGTACAAATAGTGCCAGAGTATCATTGTTTGTTATCGTTTTAATCAATTTGAATAAATTTATCATATTCACACCTATTATCTGTTGATGTGTACAATGAAATTTTTCAAAATTAGTTGCGCCAAGATTCATGTGAACAAGCGTTGTATGTGTTGGATCCATTGATAATATCCTAATCCCATCTTTACTCACCTCTATATTTGTATCTGGCAAAATGTCTTTAACTGCTTCAGTCAAAAATTTGATTATTATTGATTGAACAGTAACAATATAAACGGAATAGCTTTCGAACTCATCTGTGGAATCCATTCTTATCAAAAGATAATCAAAAGCTCTTTATGTTCTTTTTTGATTCTCAAATAAACGCACCTCTTTTTTATACATGTTTCAAAAAAAACGATCGAAAATTTTTATAATTTTTTATTTTTTTTGAGTTTTTCGTCATCCGTGACAATGACACATCAAGAAGGAACTTTTTTACAAGTTGTCAACTCTCCTTATAGAAAAGGACTAATAATATCAGTTAGAAAGGCAAAAGCCAATATCATATTAATCCTAAACAATCACAATATAAGATTAACTATTTCATCGTTGACCTAATAGTTTATATCTTAAAACTCAATTTGATTAAGAAGTAAAGTAGTTTAAGAAGTGTAAAGTAGTTTAAGAAGTGTAAAGTAGTTTAAGAAGTGTAAAGTAGTTTAAGAAGTGTAAAGTAGTTTAAGAAGTGTAAAATTTAATTTACGCATCCTCCTCATCGCTCTCACAATCTCGGAAAGCATAACCAACCAATCCCTTAGGCTCATCCAGCAACATCTGAGCAACCTTCCAAGTTACGCCAAACTTGCCGCCTGAAAACCACAGCCCTCCACACTTCAAAAGTGCTCGAACCGTTTGTCCCTTCTGAACAGATCCGGTCCAATCACCCTCGAGCTTCTCCTTCTCCTTCCCCTTCTTCATCCAAACAGGCGGATCCAACTCCTTATAATCACTACCAAATTTATAACCAATCTTTGCCTTCAAAGTTGGAGGATACCTACCATCTGGTTCACCAGTTTCCTTATCCTTAGACAACTTTACAGACGGAATATACAGTGTACGAAGCACATCCTCCGATACACTCTTCTTTCTAAGCCAAGCAAGAGAATTCTTCTTCGCATCTGCAATGATCTTCTCATCCAAATTATGCATCTTCTCATAAAACTCCTTCATACTCTCATCCTCCTCCATCCCTTTGAACGATAGATCCAGAGAATATTTTGTCGCCTTACCTTCTTCTTCATACTTACCTAATCCATACGGAAGACGCATCTTCGGAGTATGAAGAACAATCCTCTTATTACCTTGATAATTTAGATACATCTGCTTACCACCTGTATTTCCCATTGGGCGAATATCCGTGTACGTAACATCTTCAACCTTAAATTCAGTGGGTTTCATTACAGATTCAGTCATTTTATCTCACTCTATAATATATCTTAAAGGACAAACCTTAATCATTTTTTTAAAAACTATGGAAAAATAGTGAAACTATTGAGACATTTTAATATATTATATCTACCTTTCAACTATTAAATTGAGTGTGATATTATTAGTTAACTAATAATACATTCATTGTAATAATGAAGAATACTATATCATCCAGATTTAAGTTATTGACAACTTCACTCAATGCTATTGCTACCAAACAAAATAATTCTTGGAAATGGGTTACACAAAATGATCTACATAAACGGATATCGGGTGCAGTTAATATTTTAAAGAAACATAATATAGAATCTGGCGATAGAGTATTATATAAGGGGTCAAATTCCGTAGAATATGTATCTTGGAATCTTGCAACAAATTCTTTGGGTGCAATTTGGGTTCCTACTTCAAAAGAACAATCATTAGCCAGTGTTAATCATATTATTAATGATTGTAATCCTAAATTATACATTAGCGATGAAAATAACGTAGATTCTATTGACAATAAAATAAAGCCTTCTGATAAAGATTACAATATCTATACAAATGACTGGGACTTATCAACCCTTATATATACATCGGGTACATCTGGAGCGCCTAAAGGAGTCACATTAACAAATGCTAATATATTAGCTAATATTGATTCAATTTCAAGGAGATTTTCAGATCATAATAATCAAAGAATGACAAGTTTAAATCTTCTCCCTTGGTCTCATATTTTTTCTCTTACGACAGAACTATATTACAACCTTCTTAATAATAATGCTGTTGCCATTTGTGAAGACAAGACAAAATTTGCTAAAAATCTAAAGGAGATTCATCCAGAATATATCTACGTTGTTCCAAAAGTATTGAAGTTGATTAAAGATAAATGTAAACATTTGGAAAAATTTCCATTTTCCAATACCATTATTCCTAAAGCTTTAGATTATACATTTGGTGGAAATATTAAAACTATATTTATTGGCGGAGCAAAATTAGATGAAGATGTTGCTACTTTTTTCGAGAATCATGGACTTCATCCATGTGAAGGGTACGGATCTACCGAAACATCGCCAGTTGTTGCTGTTAATCATAATGTACAGCCACGAGACATTAACTCAGTTGGCAAAATATTAGATAATGTTGAAGTCAAAATTCACAATGATGAGATATTAGTATCAGGACCAACTGTGATGACAGGCTATTGGGGAAATTTGGCTGCAACGAATAAAGCTCTAGTCCAAATGGACGATAAAATTTGGTATAAAACTGGCGATTCAGGCTATGTATGTGAAGATAATTTCTTATATTATACTGGAAGAATGAGTGACAATTACAAGCTCAGTAATGGAAAATTTGTTGACGTTCATGTTGTCGAGACAGAAGTTAGAAAATATGTTCCTGAAGGGAATTTTATAGTTTGGGGTAATGGACTTGATTTCAATGTATTAATTACTGATGTTCATGTTTCTAAGAATACACTTCATAACATCAATGAAGGATTAGATACATTTATGAAAATCAAAAAAATAATTACGACGGACACGCAGCAGTTTGAATCGGCAATGACACTCAAATTGTCAATCAAGAGACAGCAACTTGTGAATCAATTAAATCATCCGCTGTTAGTAGATTCTACTTCTAAAGGATATACTAAATTGAAATAATCTCTTGTCCAAATTGGAGTCAATTTTTTGAAACGTATCAATTCAATACAATAATGCGAAATATTACTATTATTTGATTAATGGCATCAGTCACTATATATTATTGTGTGTTTTGTTATGATGTCCATTTATGTCAACTTATATAATTTATAACCATCAAATTTTTATAACGTCTTATAAGACGTTACCCATTCATGTATTGTCTTGTTCTCGATAGCTTAACTATAGTGGAATGAATTATACCCGAATCGGTGTTCTACCTATTGCGGTTGGCCCCGAGCGGGCCAAATGGGGTTTTCTAGAAGGAGGGGGGGTGTTTTTTAGATTTAGTTTTATTTTAAAATTATTTGAAATCGCATGATTCTAGTTTTCTGATAAAACACTGACTTTATCAGAAAACTAGAATTCGTAAAAATGCATATATTTTTCATGTTTTTTAGGTAATTTTTGTGTCCTCTAAAAATGGTATTTCTTAGAGACTATGTCTCTTTCTTTATTTTTTTTTTTAAAGAAAAAACTAGAAAAAAAAAAGAACACCCCCCCTTAAAAATGAACGGCCCTAAAAGGGCCAAAAAACCCGAATTTCTAATATAAACGCAAATCTTAGAGACAAATATCAAAAAAATCGGCCCTTTTTTATGAACGAGTTTAGTTCATTCCTCATAAAAATAGCAATATATCAGGCAATTTTGAAATAGGGCTGATATGGCGTTTAAATAGATCCAATCCTAGCAAAAGACCCCTATATAATTTGAAATATGTATTATAAATCATTATAATACAGGTTAAGTGATCGCCATACACATATGAATAGAGGTAACTTATAGGTAAACACATATACAATACTACATAGTTTCTCAGAAAGTCATGATATTTAGAGATAGAAATCAGATGTATACACAAATATAATATTTCATATATACATAACTTATACCATGACCATAATTTAATTTTAAAATTCGTACAGCTCCTATTATTTCTTTGAATATTATTCGTATAACATCATCCCGTACTAAAGTACTTAAATACAAGCGTTTTAAGTGTCTTAAACATGGGTCATATTAGCGAATTATTCAATCAAGGGTATACAGTTTTACCGTCTTTAATATCTGAGGAAACGTGTGATACGCTGACTAAATATCTAGATGGTAATTTTAACGAAGATTTGCCATACAATTATATAAAAGGGCATTATCAAATTCACTTGCCCAAAAAAGCAGAAGATTTACCAGAAGAAATAGTGTTTAACAAGAAAATACACGAAATCTTAGGAGACGTAATGGGACCAAGCTACTATATGTATTCTTACACATGTAATGCTAATATAGCTTCAAAAAACCAACCATTTCACATGGATTGTACACATTATCACCCGTTAGATACTGTAAGAAGATTTGGTTCTCCTGGACCACCATTTCAAATAATAGTTAACACGTATTTACAGGATACTGACGAAAGTAATGGCAGTTTAGAAATTGTACCAAAAAGTCACGTTAATACGTATTTCGAATCGGACGAAGAAGGGCGTATAGAAGAAAAGTATATAGGAGAAACAAAAAGATGTAATTTACCGAAAGGAAGTGTTATAATCCGTGATAAACGGACTTGGCACAGAGGAACTATGAATTTAAAAGATAAAACGAGATATATGACATCGACAAGCTATTCTATGGGGTGGTATAAATTAGAAAATAGGTTACAATTTAACAAAGACAGCGAAGAATTTTTTTACGATTCTCCATTTTCCTGTTGGAATTTAGATTTTAATGTTTTCGACTAATATATGGTAAAGAAAACAAAAAGAGTATCCTTGAAAGAAAGGGCAAAAATGCGAAAGGATCCACGATTTAAAAAAATATATCTTAAATGTGCAAAAAAATGTGGAAACGAAGCGCAAGTATTCTCTATTGCATATAGACAATATCTCGCATATTTGTTCAAAACAAAGAAATGTGCTGATAAAGCAAAGAAAACTCGTAAAGCATCATCAGACTCAAGAGAACACAAATGCTTACTTAAATTTGAAAAGAGCACTTTAGTGCCGGCAACAGAAAAATACGTAAAATGTATTGAAGAGAAAGTCGATCCATGTGTATATAAAGCTTTTGGAAAGAAGTCAAAAAAAACACTAAAAAGAACATTGAAAAAGAAGACGAAAAAAACACTCAGAAAAAAAGGAGGTTTTTTTGGAATTTTTAAGAAGAAAGAAAAAGTGTCGAAGGAACGACGAGAGAAAGTAATTCAAGATGTACTTAATGTTTTACATGGAAAAAAATCTGAAAATGAAAGTGTTCCAGAAGACAATCCTGATGATCCATTAAGTGGCGTTCATTCCCCAGAAGAGTTGGACCGCGCCCGTAGACATCTTACAACAGTAAATGCTGCTGAAGTAGAATGGGAAGCACAGCTTGCTGCAGTAGAAGGGAATAGAGAATCGATGAAGGCGGAAGATATTTTAAGAAATAAAATAGAGAAAATATTGGAAGAGGATTATCACAATGAACAGTTCAAAAACGAGAAAATGTATACAAAAACTATTTTACCAGATATAATAAATAAGGTAGTTTCTTATAAATCTGAATTGGAAACGCCATCTACATCAAATGAGAAGTTTGTCTTAAACGAGAAACACTTCTAATAAATCATAGTAAGGGTTAATAAAAATGATTGGGTAATTACTAGTTTTATTAGATAAACATCTAACAGAAGAAAATATATACTAAAAGATTGAGTGAAGTATGGAATTTTTCCCATCTTCTGATGAGCTGGAACGCGGTAAGACGAAAACATACCATTTTAATGAAACTATTGATAGTGATTCAGAGGATTCGGATGACGAAATGGATGATGTTCTAAAAACCTTCTACGACAATTTAGAGAAAATGGATAATTATTGGGAAGGATTGGAAGATAATGAAGAGAATCGCGACTTATTCTATGGTGATTTAGAATCATTAAGAGATGCACTCGACACATATCTTGAACATTATGATGAGACAAAACTAACTGTTGGTTTACCTTGGACACAAGAGCAGCTAAATAGTGAAGAGGGACGAAAGGATAGGGATATGCAAATGCAATATAATATTTGGAAACTTTGTAGAAAGTATTGTACTTATTGTGCAAAATTCAAATTTGAGAAAGCGAAGGAGTACCAAGCAAAAATTTTACAACTTAGAACAGAATTCTTAGAATTTGCATCAAACCAGGATGGCTTAGTTCGTTCTACAAATGTACGCTCAACAGAGTCGGGTGCCCGGTTACCAAACAAGGATTGTTTATACCGAAATGAATATAGGAGAAATGAGTGTTGCGTAACTTTGCTTCCTGCTGGAGAGGTGTATCGACTTGTGGCTAAAAGTATGAAAACGCACTATGATAGTGAGATTGAAATGTATGAATTGTCATATGATCTTAGGAACCAGTATTCTAAATATAATACACATATGATGAATAAGCATCCAAGTATTTTCGGCGCACCGCCAGCAGCGTCTGCGTCGAG